GATAAAACTGATTATGAAATCTATAAGAATGATAAAAAGGCTGAAGAAAAACCTGTAGAATCACCTGTTCCATCCGAAAAATCAGAACCACAGATTATAGAAAAGATTGTTGAGGTAGAAAAGCCTGTGGAAAAGATTGTTGAGAAAATAGTAGAAGTTGAAAAGCCTGTAGAAAAAATAGTTGAAAAAATTGTTGAGGTAGAAAAGCCTGTTGAAAAAATAGTTGAAAAAATTGTTGAGGTAGAAAAGCCTGTTGAAAAAGTTATAAAACAAAAAGTACCAGGTGTTAGAGGAATGTTTAGTAGTTTTTAAATAAAAAAATTAATTTTCTCAAATCGTAATATATATTTTATACTTGAGGATAGAATTCAATATATATGAACGAAGAAGAATTGCAAGAGCTATACAGACTAATCAAGTATAGCTACGAAAATACTGATTGGAACTCCGTTAAAGAATCGTTAGATTACATAGCAGAATTTATTGATGTGTCTGATGATATAGTGGAATAACCGAATGATATACTTTTTAATATTTGTTTTACTAATTTCGTTAGTGACCAACATTTTTTTGTTCATCTCGTTGCGCCGTGCATTTTTTACGATAGACATACTTGAAGCATGGTTGGTTGACTTTAAAGGATTAGTAAATAATGTATACAAAAAGTTGAAGGATGTTGATAATCGTGGTATCTTTGAAAAAGATGACGATGTTGGATTTATGTTTTCTGACATCGTTAATATTATAAAGATAACCAACGAAAGGATAAATGATGAGTCCAGTAATCCAGCCAACATTGATGAAAAAACCAACAAAAATTAAGAAGAAGCTTGTTAAAACAACAAGTAAATCTAAAGTCACTAAGGTTTCTAAGAAGCCAGAGATTTCTATTTCAGTTGTACTGAAGAAAGATATCAAGAAAAAGAAAGTACTTAATAGTAAAAAAGAAAAAACACCAAAGTTTAAAAAAACATCAGAGATAGTTGTTCCTAGATCTAATGTTGTTCCAAAAGCTGAAATTGATCCCAATGAATCGGATGAAATCACATTGGTTGATGAAAATGAACCAAAGAAAAGAAGACGCGGTAGAAACAAAAAAGAAAAGATTTATTTCAGTAAGGCTACTGAAGAAGCTATTGTTAAATATAATGAAGAGGAAGATATTCATATACGAAACAATATTTATGAAACAAAAATCAAGTATAGTTTTGAAAAGTTAGTTGAGAATATTTTTAACACGTTTAAATTCACTTATTTTGATAATAGTCCATTGGAAATTCAAAAAGAAACAGTATCACATTTAGTTTCAAATATTCATAAATTCCAATCAGGTAAAGGTAAAGCATTTAGCTATTTCAGTATTGTTGCTAAGAATTACTTGATATTCCACAACAATACAAATTATAAACGATTCAATCAACACGTAGATATTTCCGAAACTCCTGGTGAATCATCTGTATGTTTGCAAACTGAAGATGCCCATCATAAGAATGTTCAAACACAAGAATTGATGAAATTGCTCGTGGATTATTGGGAAAAGAATATTCGTAAGATTTTCAATAAAGAAAAAGATTTGAATATCGCATATGCCGTTATAGAGTTATTTAGAGGATGTGATAGATTAGAAACCTTTAACAAAAAAACATTATATCTTTATATTAGAGAAATTAGTGGATGTAAAACACAACAAGTCACTAAGGTTATTAATAAGATGAAAAACTATCAAAACTTCATAATGCAGAACTATCTAAACCGAGGAGTTATTTAAAAACAATTAAATTAACTAACCACCTAAGAAATTAGGTGGTTTTTTCTATTTATATGATATGGATCTAAATTTTGAGATATACAAGGGAAAATCCTTCTCAGGCCTTTGCAAGGATATTGTAAAGAATTCTGAAAATAAGAAGGATCAAATTGATATAGTGGTTTCTGAACTCAGAGGGTTGATAAAGACTGTTAACGACGCTGTTATTATTGTACCTCTTATTAAAGACTACTTTGATGTGGGTGTTAAGAATGATGAACAACTTATCAAAATAGCGGCGGTTGTACAAAGAATGGTTGCAAAGACCGAAAATACACCCGATGGATTACAAACATTGATCTCTGAAGAAGAACGTAAACAATTGATGGATGAAGTAGTAAAGATAAGTAAAACCACCGAATAAAATGAGTAGCTCTACCAATGTAATGAATATTGTTAGGAACCTTAGCCAACCGGCTAAATCCACAGATCCAGCAAATATTCTTTCAGCAAATCCAAACTTTCAATTAGCCGTTGTAGTTGATATTATACTGGATGAAAATCATCCATATATGGGTAAGAATCAAAACGATCCTAACGCATATCCAGCACCAACAATAAAATATCAACAAATACCAGTAAATTACAACACGAACGTTCCAACTCCATCAGATGTTGATTATAGCTATATTGGTAGAGCAAAAATAAGAATACTAAGTTTAGAAAAACAAACCGCTGTTGAAAAATTACCATGGGCCATTCCATTGGATACCACAATAACACAATATCCTCTGATAAATGAACAAGTAATGGTATTAAAAATCGGTGATAGTTATTTTTATACCAAACCACTAAGTAAGTTTAATTTCGTTGGAACGAATGGAGATTTTGTAACTGAAAAGTCTGCAAGTGATACATCAAATAGTGCAATTCCATATTTAAAACCTACAAACAAAGAAAGTTATATTTCACACCCGGCGTTTACTAGTGTGAATCAAACTGGATTTTTTGGAAACTATTTTATTGTCAATCCTTATATTAGATCCGTTAAAAAATATGAGGGTGATACAGCAATAGAAAGTAGATTTGGGCAATCAATTCGATTTAGTGCTTACGACGACAATAGATTAATTGATAAGAATATTACAGATTCGTCTTACATTCTAGATAAAAATTTATTTAAAAAATCATCTGCGGGTGGATATGGTAACCCAAAAATTACTATTAGAAATAGACAGAGAAATATTTCTAGAGATGTAGATCAATTTGTACATCCAAAGTTACCAAAGATATCAAAAATCAATGGTCAAGAAAAAAATTATGGTGGACAAATTGATGAAGATATAAATCACGATGGTAGCACTATTGAAATATCTAGTGGTGCAACGCAATCCAAATGGAAAACTACAATATATAAAAGTATATTTGGTGTATCTGCGGATAACGAACCAACCGAGGAACAAACCAAATTCAATCCCGATAATTCTACAAAATTTGTAATGCCTGTTCTGACTGGTGACCAAATTGTTATAAACACAGATCGATTGGTGTTGAGTAGTAGATTTGCAGAAACTCTACATTTTAGTAAACAACGTTATGCGGTTGTTACTGATAATGAATATTCAGTCGATGCCAACGATCAGGTCGTAATAACAACAAATCGATTGACATGTTTAAACTCACCACAAATATTTCTCGGACAATATGGAGAAACCAACGAACCAGCGATGTTAGGTCAGACTACGGTTGATTGGTTATATGATTTATGCAATTGGTTATTAGATCACGTTCACTGGTATCATCACGTACATCCACATCCACATGGACATCAAGATGCCGGTGCTATAAATCAACAAAATACAATGGATGCACAACCAAATCAAACTCAAATTCCAGTACAACAAATAACCTTAAAATTGTTGAGAGATAACTTACACAAAACTTTGAGTAGAAGAGTATTTTTGACAGGCGGAGGTTATGCTCCGGGAAGTAATGGTGTAAAGCCACCAGGCAGTGGTGCTGAATGTCGTGATCCAGTTAAGATTAATACCGTAACTGGTGAAGGTGTTGTGGGTGATTTCAAAGGTAGAAATCGTCGAGAAGGTCCGGTACAAATTGAATTTGAATTTCAAGATTAATTATGAGCGAGTATTATATAGCCTATGAAGAAAGTGTGCCATGGAATGGTACCGTTTTTAATGCTAACGATTATAGAAGAGCTATAAACTCATTCTATTCAAAAGTTGATCTTGTACAACCAAATGCGATAGTAGAGGATGGTGCTCCGACGCCAAATATTTCTGTAAAAAATTTGTCTCCAGACGCAAATTTTCCTAATGAATTGAATTTTAGTTTAAGTGGAAAATTTTCAACATCAAAACGTGATCAATTAACCGGAAATTATTTAGCAAATGTTACTTTAAGTGGAGACGTTAAGATTCCAAGACAATCATCTAGTGGAAAAATACTGAAAGCTATAATAGCATCCGATTTTAAAACTACGACTGCTGTTGGAAAGACTCCCGGTGAAGCTTTCAATAATGCTTTTAAACAACTAAGAGAATCTTTGTTACAAACTTTAGCCGATCAAGTTGGTGGTTCCGGTCAGGGAATTAAAGTGGAACGTCAAGATCCATTTACTGATCCTGAACCAGCATTACCAGGCCCACCAACGCAGGCAATATCTGGAGTAACTAATAAAGCTCCGGTCGTTGATAATCCAAACATAAAACTGCCAACACAAGAAGTTAAACAATTGGACGCAGCTGCAGCTCAAACAACAGTTCAGTCATCTGTATCCAAAGCACAAACATCAGTTGGAAATGTTACAAGTCAAGTTCAAAGTACAGCGTCTGGAACAATTGGTCAAGTTCAAAGTGCAGCTAGTAATGCAACCAGTCAAGTTCAAAGTACTGCGGGGGGAGCTGTAAATCAAGCACAAGGATCTATATCTAATGCAACATCTCAAGTTGAATCCGCATCTACAGCTTTAAATGGATTAACCGGTGGTTTATTGGGTGGAGCTGCTGGTGCTGGTATAGGAGCTTTGGCCGGCGGTGGTAAAGGTGCATTGATCGGCGGATTGTCAGGCGCAGCATTAGGTGGTGTGGTTGGCAGTCTAAAGTCTAAAACCGATGGATTGGGTAAAGACTGGAATCCAGACAAATTCAATCCAACATCGATTGCTGGAAACGACAAAGTTATTGATCCAAAAACTGGACAAATAACATCTACACAAGCTATAGCTAAAGCCGATGCTGCTAAAAAGGCTTTAGGAGTTGGTTTGTTGGGTGGAGCTGTTGGTGCTGGTATTGGTGCTCTGGCTGGTGGAGGCAAAGGTGCATTGATTGGTGGTTTAGGAGGAGCTGCCGTGGGTACAGGATTGTCACTAGGAGGTGTAACTGGAGGGGCTTTAGCAGGAACTGGTCTTGGTGCTGGTATTGGTGCTCTGGCCGGTGGTGGTAAAGGTGCAATAATAGGAGGAGTTGCTGGTGGGGCTTTGGGTGCTGCAGCTGCGAAGTTATCGTCGATTAAAAATGGTGTTCCAAAACCAAAAATACCTAAACCACCAAGTCAGCCAAGAATTAAAACGGTTAAGATAAAAAAACCAAAGGACTATACTGGGGATATAAATGTTCCATCCTCGGTCGATTTTCAAAAAGAAGCTATGTCGTTGCCAAATGTAGGCACTGAACAATTATCAAATATTAATCAAAATCTGTCTGGTCTAGTATAATTATATATATAAGCATATGAAAAGTGATGTCTTAAAAGAAGTAATCAAGAAAATAGTACAACAAGAAGTAAAATCCATTCTTAAGAAGGAATTGAGATCCTGCTTAGCTGAAATAATTCTATCAGAAGATTCCAGAAAAAGTAAGGTAAAGGAAACGTCTACCATCAAAATGGAAGAAATTCTTGAGGAATCTGTAGAAGAAGAAGTTGTTCCACAACCTCCAAAGAAGTTTGTTAGATATACAAGCAACGATGTGTTGAATCAGATCTTGAACGAAACAAAGGGTGGAGTTCCAAGAGAAGGTCAATATGTTGGTTTATCCGAAGGATTTTCAAATATAGGTGGGGATAATTCGATAATCAATGAAGCTGTTGCTCCTGTAAAAGCTCCTGAAAATGCGCCTGCCGAAGTAAAGGGAGTTTATCAAGCTATGACCAGAGACTATTCAAAGTTGATGAAAGCTATAGATAAGAAGAGAAACAAGGTTTAATACATGGCTAAAAAAGCGTTAGGTTTAAAATTACCAATTACTCTGGGTCAAGATGGATACTTTCAGACCAATTCTTTGACTGCGGATCAATTGTCTTCAAATATTCAAAACCTATTGTTGACCAAACCAGGCGAAAGACGATTCAATAATTCATTTGGTTCAAGCTTATATGGATTATTGTTTCAAATGACCGACTTGGATGTATCAAAAGAAATCATTGTGGATGCGGTTCAACGTGATGTTGATAAATTTGTTAATGGTGTGATTGTAAATGATGTAAAAGTTCAATTATCTAATGAACAAAATTTCACTGGAACAATTAATAATGATAAGAATAAGATATTTATAAGCGTCGTATTTACTTATAATAATACGACCGCAACGACGGATGTAGCAATTTCAAACCCTAGAATCTGATGTCAGAAATAATTAACAAAACGTTTAGAACAAACACAAAGGATGTTAACTATGTGAATAGGGATTTCACATCTTTAAAACAACAACTTATTGACTTCACCAAGCAGTATTATCCGTTGTCATATAGAGATTTTAGTGAAAGTTCTCCAGGTCAGATTTTTATTGAACAAGCCGCATATGTTGGTGATGTATTATCATATTATACAGATCAACAATTTTTAGAAAGTTTTATCCAATTTGCTGTTGATCGTAGAAACATTATTAACTTGGCTAAATTCCTCGGTTATAAGCCAAAGGTGTCATCTGCATCATCAACCGATGTTGATATATTTCAATTAATACCTTCTATACAAACAACCAATAACGAATATATACCAGATGAACGTTATGCGTTGATATTAAGACCATTTACTCAACTATCAAGCATAAGTGGGGTCAATTTTATAGTTGAAGAAAGTGTAGATTTTACACAAGACACATTATTCTCACCAAGAGAGATTAGTGTATTCAATAGAGATGCAACTGGCGCACCACAATTCTTCTTACTTAAGAAATCAACCAAAGCTTATTCCGGCACTACTGTAACTAAACAAGTAAGTGTTAATGCAGCTACTCCATTTTTATCGATTAAGTTGGATGAAACGAATGTATTG